GTGACATGGATGATTTGTGGATGGCGATTGACGCAACTAACCCGCTTGGGGGTAACTAGTGGACACAGCAGAAGAAGCGCTGAAGCGCATCGAGATACATGAAGCTGAGTGCAAACTCATGCGTGAAATGATCGAAAGACGGTTGGATCAAGGCCAAGCGCGATTTAATAGGATCGAACGAATGCTCTTTGCCATGTATCCTTTCATTATTGCGTGTTTGGGCGCTGTGGAGTATTTACGATGAATTTTGACAAAGTCAAAGGGTTAGTGGGTTCATTGGCACCGACGCTAGGTGCCGCTCTCGGTGGGCCTGTAGGTGGCGCGGCGGCATCCATGCTTGCAGATGTGTTGGGCTGTGACCCTGCTCCACAGAAGATTGAAAGGGCTTTGGCGCAAGCCACGCCTGAACAGTTAGCTGAGATTAAAAAAGCCGAATTAGGCTTCGAAACAAGGATGAAAGAGCTTGAGGTCGATGTATTTGCTCTAGAAACAGCCGATGTTCAGGATGCACGAAGAAGCAGTAACTGGGTTACGCAAACCATAGGTTTAATTATGGTCTTGTTTTTCTGTGGTTACGTTTGTTTGATCACCTTGTTACCGCCAGAACAAAATTCCATGGAATTAACAAATTTAGTCATGGGCTATTTGGGCGGGTTGATTTCTGCGGTCATCTCATTCCACTTCGGTAGTTCTCAGAAACAGGATTAACCTATGAGCAAATTAATAGAACAACTTAAACGCCATGAAGGTGTGCGAACACACGCTTACAAATGTAGTGCAAACATGATCACTGTAGCAGTTGGGCGCAATATTGATGAAAACGGTGGCCTAGGGCTTTCCGTCGATGAAATTGAATATCTCCTTGAAAACGACATCAAGCGCTGTAAACAAGAACTTATTAGTTTTCCATGGTTTGCTGAAATTGATTCAGTTCGGCAGGACGCACTTGTTAATTTATGTTTCAACTTAGGTATGACACGGTTGCTCGGCTTTAAAAATGCGCTAACAGCGATGTCAGTAGGCGACTACGACAAAGCGGCTGATGAGTTTATGGATTCTCGATGGGCAGAACAAGTTGGGTCAAGAGCAGATGAAGTATGCGAGATGATTCGCACCGGTCGTTACGGAGAGGGGTATGCGTAATACCGTTCAAGCTCGTACTGTTGATGGCGATACTGAACCAACACATACAATAGAAGTTGTTTGTGCTCATTGTGGTTATGACCTTGACGAATCGGAGCTAGAAGCCGACACTTGTTCAAATTGTGGTCAACCTCTTAACTTAAAAGAGAGCGTATCTATACAAGTAACTACGTTACCACCCGTGTTTGGTGACACTCTGTAGGTGCGTTATGGCTCTAAAAAAGTTAGCTTTCAAAGCCGGGATCAATCGTGAAGTAACACGTTACACAAACGAAAACGGTTGGTACGAGTGTGATAAAGTTCGTTTTCGACAAGGATACCCTGAAAAAATTGGTGGTTGGGAACGCATTTCTACGTCTACGTTTTTAGGTGTTGCACGTTCTCTATCCAACTGGATAACTCTTGCAAGTATTAACCTTATTGGCGTAGGCACGCATCTCAAGTTCTATTTAGAGGAAGGTGGTGCTTACAACGATATCACGCCGATTCGAGAGACCACCTCTGCTGGCGACGTTACTTTTGCGGCCACTAATGGATCAGCAACAATAACTGTAACTGATACCGGTCACGGTGCACGAGAGAACGATTTTGTTACTTTTAGTGGCGCAACATCTCTAGGCGGTAACATTACGGCGACTGTATTAAACGCTGAGTATCAAATCGTAACGGTTCCAACTGCTAACACTTACACCATAACAGCCACAGCAACCGCTAATTCTTCAGATACTGGTAACGGTGGTTCATCAGTTGTGGGTGCTTATCAAATACGCACAGGTGAACCTTATGCGGTTCCTCTTGTTGGTTGGGGTGGCGGCACATGGGGCGCTGGTGTTTGGGGTACGGGCGGCACATCAAGCGAAGCTATTCGTCTTTGGAGCCAATCTAACTTTGGTGAAGATCTTGTCTTTGGCGCAAGAGGTGGAAGTATTTTTTATTGGGATGCAACCAACGGCGTTAGCACAAGAGGAGTGTTTCTAAGTTCATTGTCTGGCGCGTCTAATGTGCCCACCAAACAAAACTTTATTCTTGTATCTGACGTAAGTCGGTTTGTATTTTGTTTTGGCTCTAATCCATTAGGTTCTGCGACGTTTGACCCTATGTTGATTCGGTGGTCTGACCAAGAAGACCCTGCTAACTGGACACCTGCATCAACAAACCAAGCGGGCGATCTACGGTTGTCAAAAGGTACTGAGATTATTACAGCCAAACAATCACGCCAAGAAATACTTGTCTGGACTGATTCGTCACTTTATTCGCTTCAGTATCAAGGTGCACCAATCGTGTGGAGCACTCAGTTAGTCGGAGACAACTTATCAATCGCTTCTCAAAATGCGGTAGCGTTCTCCAACAATGTTGCTTACTGGATGGGGCGAGATAAGTTCTATGCTTACGATGGACGTACACAGACATTGCCTTGTGATGTTCGTCGATTTGTATTTAATGATTTTAACGACTTGCAGTATGAACAAGTTTTTGCTGGAACTAACGAGGCTTACCACGAAGTGTGGTGGTTTTATTGTTCTGCAAATAGCAAAAGTATTGACCGGTATGTCATATACAACTACCTCGAAAAAACTTGGTATTTTGGCACTATGGCAAGAACTGCGTGGTTGGACTCTGGGTTACGTGAGTACCCGTTAGCAACGACATATACGCATAATTTAGTCAATCATGAGTTTGGTAACGATGACAATGAGACAGGCACCCCTGCCGCCATAACCGCTACTATCACATCAGGCCAATTTGATATTGATGATGGCAACCGGTTTGCATTTATATGGCGGATCATGCCAGATATGACGTTTGATGGGTCTACGGCAGACTCACCACAAGCCACTATGAGTTTACTACCATTAGCTAATTCAGGGTCAGGTTATAATGATCCCACATCAGAGGGTGGCTCTAGTTCAGGCTCAGTAACACGCACGGCAACAGTGCCTATTGAGAAGTTTACAGGTCAAGTGAACACTCGCGTGCGTGGTCGTCAAATGTCCATAAAAATTGAATCCGATTCATTAGGAGTTAAATGGCAGTTAGGCTCACCTCGTATGGACTTACGCCCTGATGGGAGGCGTTAATGCCTAATTATTTAGAGCGTCCTGCTCCCCCTGCCCTACCGCTTGCAACAGAAACGTATAATCGTCCATTTATGGACCAAAACAGTAATGTTTTGCGCTTGTTTTTTACGCGCCTTGTCAATGCTTTTGACACAATAGTCAGCACTGATAATGGTGGTAAGTTTATATACAACCCTGTCGGTGCTTTTCATAGCTCGCAAGATCAATCGGCTACTTCTGCAAATACGGGATATGCAGTTACGTTTAACAACACTGTCCTTAACAGTGGAATTACGCTATCAAACAATAGTCGTATAAACGTAGCTGATACGGGGGTGTATGCTTTTAATGTAACACTTCAGCTTGAACACAATAACTCCAGCGATGCTCAAGTGACTATCTTTGAACAAAAAAATGGTAGTGCTGTAGCGTATTCTGGACATACTTTTCACGTAAAAGGCAGTGTTAAAGAAACAATAAATTGGGAGTTTGTAGCTTCTTTAAGTGCAAACGACTATGTGGAGGTTTACTGGTCAACAACTGATACAGGTGTAAATTTACACACAGAATCGGCTTCATCTCCGCATCCGGGCATACCGTCTGCATCAATCGATGTAGTGTTTGTAAGTAATGTATAGGAATTAGTGTGACGTATTATGTAGGCACAAGAGCATTTCCTAGCATCACTGCGGCGCTAGGGTATCTGCGTACTAATCCACAGCCCGGCGTTGGAATCACTGCGCGTCCAGTAGATAACAGACCTACACGTCCAGTAAATAATAAACCCGGACGCAACATTAAAGACATTCTTGATGATATTCCAGAACTGCCAGAAGACCCGGAAGAACCACCAAGCCCTGAAGATACTATAGACGAGGCGTTCTCTGGCTGGAATGCATTTATTGCTGAAGTTCTTCAGTATATTGCAGATCAAGCCTCTGATGACATTGACCGTGTTTATCTTGCTGAAGAGCTTAGAGAACTTCAAAATTTGTTTGATCAGTATGAAGCTGGTGAAATAACCGCAGAAGAGTTTCTTGAATTTGAACCTGACTTTATTTTTGACGTTCCGGGAGCAGTAGAATATTGGGAAAGCCTTAATAACGCTGTTTCTCAGTCTGAAACAGAAGCGCCACAACAAGTTTTACTTAATGAAGATGAATTTAACGAACAGTTTCCAGATGTTGACCCTTCTGAATACATAGAAGATGGCACATGGACTGACCCAGATACTGGTATTGTTTATGTTATTAACATTCCTCCGCCTGAACCGGAACCAGAGCCTATACCACCGCCTGATCTACCAGAACCGGAGCCAGAACCGGAGCCTGAGCCAGAGCCAGAACCTGAACCCGAACCAGAACCCAGTCCAGAGTTTCCACCAGATGATGATGGGCCAGTAAAAGGAGATCCTCCAAGACAGCCGCCTATACCTCCAGCACCCGAACCGGAAACAGAGCCTGAGCCAGAGCCAGAACCTGAGCCTGAGCCTGAGCCTGAACCAGAACCGGAGCCTGAACCAGAGCCTGAGCCAGAGCCAGAACCGGAACCAGAGCCAGAACCAGAGCCAGAACCGGAACCAGAGCCAGAGCCAGAGCCAGAACCAGAGCC